CCAGCAGCGAAAGCAGCGAAGAAGCCGGAAGCGAAGAAGGTGGATAAGAAACCAGAAGTGAAGAAGGAATCAGGGCAGAACGATCCGAAACAAGGAGAGAAACCTGGTGTTTCAAAACCAGCACCGAAGGGAACTTCGGCGACAGCGACGAAAACAGCGAAGGTGGTGAAACCGTGGAAACCACGGAATCCCCCGACGAAGTCTTATATTGCGCCTCATACGAGTGTTTATGACTTGTTGAAAAGACCGCAGTATACGGGAGGTGTAGTACCCCCCACGTTGACAGCTGGATTTCAGAGTCTAGCTTTCATCAATCCGACTTTGCACCCGTACATCATGAAGATTACGACAACGTTCGCTTTCTGGAATGGAGGACAGCGTGTGCACATTACGTCGAATACGTCGATGGCTACTGACGTAGTTATGGCCTTTCAGCCGAGCTATGATGGAGAACAACACCAGTCAGTCTTGGAACCGTTTACATTGGGAGCTTTCCCTTTGTCGACGACTGTCGGAATGCAAGTGTGGAAACCATGTATGGTACCTAGTACCGTGATGGCTCTACCGTATTACGCGAAGACACCGTTGTTATTCACGCCGCAGCAAGCCTACCCAGGAATAGATGCGGAGAACTACGGAGTTGGAACTTTCGTTGTCTTTGGAGCAGCGCGAGGAGGTATTACAAACTTTCAGTTACCCTTTTCGTGCTCAGTGGGAGATGATTTTGAACTTCATTTTCCGCTTCCAATGCCGAAGACGACGTTCAATGCACCAAGCGGATTCGCTATGTTCCCAGTCGGGGAACGTATTGGACATGGAGTCTCGCGTAGTTTCGTGAGAGACTTGACACAAGACGGAGACGTGGAGTCAAACCCAGGCCCTCTTGCAATGTGGGTCAGGAGACAACTGACAGCGTTAATTGACGATGTCATTAGTGATCAGACAGAGAAGGCTCGAGTGAAGATACAACAAACGAAGGTTTTTCTTCTTAAACACTGCGCTTCTAACATCGTAGACGATGTTATTGTACCAGTGTTGTCAGCAATCATGGATATAGCTCTACATATTCGCCTCATTTACGTTGAGACGAGTAAGACAGTAATCATGGCAGCGTTTACCGCTATTGCACTGCGTGTGTATGGTGCGGCAAGCGATGCTATGGCCACAGTGGAGTATATCCGGAAGTGTTTTCAGGCAGCTTTCAACAAGGAAGTCAAGAGTGAGGACATGGGACCAATTTGGAACGTTGATGCTATGCATGGATGTCCGTATCAGTTGAGCGGTGACTTGCAGTCAGGACCAGGTCTTGCTGGAGGTGTTGCTATGGCGGCGTTAGCTGCCGTAGTAGGAACTTTTGGTATGGTGGTCTCGCAGACAGCAATGTCTAACGCAAAACAGGATGCAGACAACCGTTTCTTCCGAACGTGTGGAGCGTTAGGGAGAGTTGGAGCGGGTGCTCAAGGTATTAGGCACATCTGGAACGCAGTGAAGGATGGGCTAACAGTTGCCTTCGAGTACTTTATGG